ACCCGCACGCCCTCTTTGTCCTCCAGTATGCCGATCAAATCCTCCTCATGCCAGCGGGTGAAAACGATAAGTTCCTGCGATCCGTTATGCAGACGGGTTTTAACGGCTGACGTGTACCACTCCCAAACGCTTTCCCGTACGGTCGGGCTGTTTCCCTCCGCCGCATCTTTGTACAAGTCGTCCAATATCGCTATATCTACCTTGTTACCCGTCAGACCGCCACCCCTTCCGACCGACTGGAACGATCCGCCGTAACCGACAATTTCGAACTCTTCCGAGGTTTGTAGGTACGATACTGCGGCCGCTTGCCGGGAGCCCGATTTGAGGCATGTATCAGGGAATAAATTTTGATATGCCGCATCCGAAATAACGCGCTGTACCCGTTTGTTGAATTTCGTTGCCAGCGTGAATGCGTATGAAGCGAGGGCGATTTTTAATTCCGGGTTCAGCCCTAACAGGTAGGCCGGGAGAAGCTGCGACGATCCGAGAGATTTGCCATGCTGGGGCGGTACCGTTACAATCAGTTTTTTAATTGCACCACGGGCAAACAGTTCCAAAGCCTGGTAATAAGCCCGATGGAACGGCGATAGCTCCAAAGACGGCATTACGTACAAGGCGAACCGCTCGAAATTCTTTCGGGCGATCACCTCGGATAAATACCGGAGATCGGCAAAGGAACTTTGTTCGCTATTTGCCATACTTTTTAGCTATTTGCTCGATTTCCAATAGCGCCTCCGTGGGTAAATCGTTCAAGGGGGACGCGGTTACGTTTTGGCCGTTTGTCGTCACATCCTTTTTGTCGACCAAACCCAATTCCCGCGCGATAATGTTGCTTTCCAAAAGCCCCGCAGCGGCTCCTGTGAACTTCTGATCGTAGATAATATCCCTAATGCGCGTGGTGATGCCGAAATATTCGGCTTTATCCTCATAGTTGGCGAACGTCTGCCTGTCAATTCCTGCGAAAATGCAAAATCCGCAAATGCTCATTGCGCGCAGCTTTGGTAAATCCGCCACTAACCCGGTACCGAAAGCCTTACGTTCATACAGAGGGTTATTTTCCACCCAACTGAAATACTCAACGGCTTTCTTCCAAAGGCTTTCAGGGGAATAAGAGACAGGTTTCCCAACTCTGTTTTTCTTTGCTAACTGTGTGTAAGTATTTTTCTTCGGAGCTGCCATTTTTAAAGGTCTTTTCTTCCAAATGGAATAAGCCGGGGAAAAGTGCAAACTGGAACAAAAAAAAAATCCGACAAAAAGCCGGATTCACTGCAATTATTCTTTGAAAATTCCTTTTCGATGCAGAAGCGCTCTCACTTTCAAAATTGCGCTTCGCTGTTTGTAAAACAGTTTTCTACGGCTTTCCTCTCCCGGCCAGTCGTCCAGCCTTTTCCCTTCGACGGCTACCCACACGAATATCCGCCGTTCAAGATCGGTAAACGGCACTTGCTCTAAAATAGACTGCATAAAACCAGAATAATCTACATTCGTATCGGAGAATGTTTCCGGTGTTTCTTCCGAAGATTCGGACGTGAATTTTTGACCGGATTTATACCTGACGCCTGATTTTGGGAAACAGACTTGAAATCGGATAATTCGCTTCATCATAAATTCGGCTACCGGTTTACGCCCCGGTCTTGCGGCTATCAGTCGGTCGAGTTTGGCCCCGTTGCGCTCAAGTAGTACGCGGAAGGATTCGTTTACGACCTCCCGCGCTTCCAGTTTCACCCCGTATTTTAGGCATAATGCCTCTGTGTAAGCTACCCAATCATCGTATCGTTCAGACACGTAATTATCAAAACTTGCACCCATCCGACTACTTTTTGTATTTTTTAATTCTTGCTTTGACCGCCTTCATTAGACAATTCTACTTTTAGTCCAACTTCAACCGCATTTATTACTGTTTTCCCTATAGGGTTTGTCTACCTTTAGAACAATTTGCCATCTTACGAAATACGGGATCGGCATCGTATTTATCCCTATAGGCTGTAAGATAATGCGTCAATGTTGAATGATTCCTGTTTATCGCGTTAGCTATTTCGATATACGTCAGGTTCCACCGCCTTAATTCGTATGCGAGAATAACCCTGGCCCGAACGAGCGGACAGTACCTGCTTTTACTCCTAATCTCTTCAAGGGAAAATCCGGTTACCGCTTCAACCTTTCGGGCAACTTCATTAATGATAGTCTCAGTAATCATCTCAATTCACATGTTTTAAAATCCACCGTCAACCGGTAAAATCCCAGCACATCCGAGCCGATAAGTCCTCTTACGTTCTTTCCGGTAGCTCGTCTTAGACTGGTCATGTCCTGTACCGCGAAGCTGGCCGAATACGGGATGCTGTCGAGCGTAAACGGGATTCTGCCGGTGGTCTTTAACGGGATCGAGGTTCCGTCTACGCCGATTACCTCCAGGCCGGTGGACATGTAGTAGATTTTCGCTTCGTCGCAGAGCTTTTTGTCCAGCATAGATGTAGACGCTCCGGTGTCTATTAAGAATAGCTCCCTTTGGCCGTTTATCGTGGCATAGACAAAGGGAACACGGTCGAAGATGATCTTGCCCGGCTTGCTCTTGTTGAGTTCACAGGCGGCGAAAATCACCGCTATAAAGGCCAAAACAGGGAGAAAATAAAGTAAAGTCCGTTTCATTTTTCAGGTTTTTGTTATATTTGCATTACCCTATTATTCATAATCGGGGTTTTGGGTTCGTAGCAGTAAGTAGGAGGGTGAGGCGGACACCCTCCTTTTTTTATTTCAGCAGATCGGGGTTGTCGTGGATGTTATCACCAACTATTCCATCACACATTTCTACGGCCCAACTTAGCCCGTGCAGGTCATCTTCTTGCTCTCCGATCACACAAAAAGCCCCATCGATAAACCGTATTTCACGTATTATAGTATCGCCAAATTCGGTTACAAGTGACATTATATCCCCCTCGAAAATCTTTTTTCCGTTCTTGTCTTTCATCCCTGTGTACTGGCCGACGGTGTCCGGATCGACATCTTCGTAGTCATTAAACTTCTCTCCGTCATTATCCGTCACCTGCCAACCTATGAGATGGTGTAGAGAACCGTTATCATACCTGTCGTATATGTATTTACGGAAATAGTCGCCCTCTACCCACTCCCCATTATCGAGGCACTTGCCTCTGAAAATTATTGGTCGCATGATTTTTATTATTTATGCCTGCGGCGTGATATTTTCAATGTGTTCTTTTGTCTTTTGATTCTGTTCGGAGATATACTCACCGAAATACTCGTCTACAGCACTCTCAAGCTCCTCCAGGCTGTTGTATCCATTGTAAGGGCCTTTCGTTTCTTCGGTCATCTTCTTTTATTTTTGGCCTTGCGGCAGTTCTTCAATCGTCACCCTCACAGGGCGGCAGGTGTAACCATATTCTTTGGCCTCACTCCATAAGGCTGAATGTAAAAAACCACCACCGGTATAGAGACGTTTGCTCTGATCTGCATAGATGTGTAAAGACGAGGTTAAAATTTCCCCTTCTGGATCAAACACCGCCCACATTTTGACTGTTGTGCTCATATCCCCAATGCTTTTTCAATCAACTTTCTGTTTTCCGAGTACTGAATCGCGAAGTCAGCATACCTACTATCCCCGGTGTGCGTGTTGTCCAAGTCTTTGAGTAGATCGTTGGTTTTCTGCAAGGCTTTCAGCAGTTCCGGGGCTGCGGCGATAAGACGAGCGTTGGCTTCGGATTCTATTTCATCATCTGGAATTACATGCGCCACAAGTTGTTCTTCATCATCGATTACATCAATAATCCAATTTGAGGGACCACTGTCATAGGTGGCAAGCCACGGCCCCGGCGTGCCTTTAAATTCTGTTTTCATCTTCCTATTTCTTTAAGTGCTCGCGCAATATCATAACACTCAAGTCCCACAAGGGCTTCATATAGTTCATCTGGCACATCGTCGTTAAACTCAAGGGATTCGTTAAGCCCCTGTGCCCCATACACAGTGAGTTCATTTTCGTCGATAATTGTTTTATCGCCAAGTACGATAGTGGTTTTCCAACCCTTGTCCGTAATTTCAATCGTTACCTTTTTCATCTTCTTCTCCTGTTATGCCCGAAGGCGGGTTAATCATCAAATGCTTCAAGTAGTCCTATTGCAAGCATAAAAAGCCCACTTATTGTTCCGACGAAGCACAAGAACCCAAACCAAAATTTCATGCCTTCTGAGACTTCGACGGTTGACTGTTGGCCGAGGAAATAACTGCCTACAAGCGCTACAATACCAATAACAATCAATAAAATCGGCTTCATCTTCTTACTCTTTTACTCGTTCGATTAGCCCTCTTCTTTTGAGGCGTTTGATAAAGTTCTTTCGGTTCAAAGCCTGTTCGTAATAGCAGTCTTTTTCAACGGTGATCTTCTCCTTAAAGACAGGTTTGCCGTCTAAGCTTATCGATGCTTCACGTACCAACTTCACAGGTTTGATCTCTCCCGTTTGGACGTTGAAGGAAAACAAGGTGTGGCCAGGCACCTTCCTCATGCTGCCGATCAGCTTGTATTCCTGCTTTTGCTGTTCCAATAGCTCTACCTGCGTCTGGCAGATCATTTCATTGGTTATGCCTGATTCTGGTAATATGCGCATGGCTTACTTATTTACGGGTTCGATGGGACGCCAGTGGGTGACATATTGGGTAATATCGCGTCCTGTTGAATCTTCTACCCAGCAACCGTCTCGGCCAAATTCGGCAAAAGCATAACCGGACTCAGAAAAAAGAGGGCATTTGACCGAGTAATATTTTTCGTCGTAAGGCTCACCGGGTTCCGGCAATTCATCCTCCACACTGATCCAACGATAGGCCTTTTCCATGCCTCTGCGGTAGCCGAAAGCATCACCGGCAAGGAAATCATCAGTAGAATAACCGACGGGGCTTTTGTAAGGCCGCCCGTTCTTCCAAATCTTTTTAGCATACTCTCTGGCCGCTTCTTGGGGTGTTTTCATCGCTCGTTGAGTTTTTGAATGAAATCATCCAGATCAGAGGATAGGTAACCTCCATGTGCTTGTTTCATGTATTCTTTGAACGCCTCCACCGCTCTTGCTTTCAGCTTCTCCATCTCCTTCCTCTGGTCGTCGATTACCTTGCGAGCCAACTCTTCGCGTTTCTTGGATTCCTCCAACTCTGTGCGGTAGCGGGTAACTTCCTCTTCTGCGTCTTGCTCGGCAAGATCGACGGCTACCTCTGCGTTTTTACGTTTCAGAAGTTTCCCGTCCACATTCATATGCATCGAATACATCACCTCTCCGGGTAACTGTATCGCACTAAATGCGCTATTCCTGATAAATTCCTCGGCTCGTTTGCTTTTCATTTCCCATTCCTTTCTGCCCTCGATAGGGCTTCCCGTTTAATCTTGTTGATCTGCTTGCGTGTTACCTGAAATACCCCCCCCCCGAAAGGTGTTGCAGGTCTTTGATCTTCTCAGCGGGGATTTCGTCGATAAATTCACCGGTGCGATGGCTGTAAAGGGTTACCATTTCCGGATCGATCGTTTGGTTGATTTCGACTTTCATTGCGGTAGGTTTATGATGGTTACAAACTTTCTTGATCTTTTTGTAGCTTTTCGAGCAGGCGATCTGTGAAGCCTAAGGCATGATCTATAGCATAGTCCTTTTCGTGAAAATTAACCGCATTGCTGGCTATTAAGCCCGAGAGGATCATGCACGACATGTATTCGCGCTTGCTCAGTCCCCCGCACATCATATACCCTTTACCGTAGTTTACCATCTCTTCGCAGGGGAATGCGTTTGCGCTTCCTAACCATGCGCTCGATTTGTCTTTCATTTTGCCTCAAATTTTCAGGTTAAATACACTCTTTAATCCTGCCGATAATCTCGTCATCGGACACCTGATAACCCAGTGAAAGCGTGTCGCACAGGGTGCGGCGGAATTCTCCGGGTTTGTAATTCTCGACAGGAGATGTTCCCAGGTTAATCCTGGCAGACAACTCCCTGCGGATAACCTCGTCACGCAGTTCATCATCATCGATTTGGTTCAATATGTCGCCTACATAAACATCGACTTCGGTATTGACGTCCACACTAATAAATTTACTCATGATTATCTGGCTTTTAATAGTTTTGCGTATCTGTCTTTCGGCGTATCCCCGATGTGGATTAATCCTGCGTCTTCCAGTCTTTCGAGCTCTTCGACCATTTCGAACCAACTGATCGAAAGTTTGTCGTAGATACTCCGGAAAACAATGTTCAGCGGTTCGATTCTCTTCTCTTTTCGTTCGGCGGTCAGTTGCTCAATGGCTTCAAGGACGGTCATCTCTCTTTGCTTTTGAAGTAGCTTAACAGTTCATCTAAACTCATCAGGAGCGTGAATCTTTCTTTGTCGTGACATCTGGTGTCGGCAACTTCGGAACAGGTGTAGTTATCTTTCATGCTTTATCTACGGCTACTTCCGTTTAGCTTAATGAAGTTGAACATCTGTTTTAATCTGTCACCAAGCATCTTCCCATACATCTCAGAAAGAGATTCAAGCGTGAAATTTCCGGTAGCGTGGGTTATGGTTCCTTTGCGGTGACGCTCAAAGAGAAGATCGATCATCGGGGTTGATTCATTGCCGTAGTCTTTGGCGACTTTGGGCTCCCGGCCTATCTCGTCAATCACGAGCGGAGTATGAAGCATTTGGCTTGTGATACCTGATTTGGCAAGGTTGTACAACTCCATGCTTGTTTTAAACAGAACCGGGCAAACCTGCAATCCTTTCGACTGGACGAACTGATTGACCAACCTTGAATAAGCGTCCATTATCAGGGATTTTCCACAACCATAGCTCCCGATCAGGGCAACTCCGAGGAATAAATTTCCAGAGAAAGATTTATCCATTGTCGAGTATTTGTAGAGTTCGAGTATGACCGGCTCGTTACTGCAGTCTATCGTGAACTCGGAATACTCCCCGCGTTCGGACATCACGAGCTCCGCAAAAGCTTTCATCAATCTGGTGAAATCTGCCGGGGAATAGTCCAAAACGATTCTCTTGCGGATGGCAGCGCGGTATTTTTCCTCACGTTGAATTTGAAGGGACTTGATAATCCCGTCAATCGAAATCCGATCCTGAGATGCGTGTTGGGATATATTTTCCATTTTTCTGAGGTTTTTGTTTGTCCAGTTGAATCTTTAGCCAGCTCACAAAGTGGCTTTTCGTGTCATGTAGGGATTTTACCGTGTCTCCTCGGATGCGAAGTTCCCCGAAGAATTTCTCAAGCCACATTCGAGCCTCCTGTGTGTTTTTCAATCCACGCTGCATAGCTACCTGATCCAACCAGATTGTCTGCGTTTGCAGTTCTTGTTGAACGATTGAGAGCTCTGAGGTGAAATCCGAGCCTTCGGATGGGAGTTGTGTTTCCCCCATACCCCCTTCTTCTTTTTCTTCTTCCTTGTATGTGTCTTTTTCTTCAAGGGTATCAATACCCTTTGGATACCCTTTCAATACCCTTTCATATAAACCGTGTTTTTGAAGAAGTGAGATGATTTTTTTATGAGGCCGGCACGATTCCGTCAATTGCCCGTATTGAAATTCTATAAAGTCCGGGATGAAATATTTGTTTGCGCCGATTTGCTCAATTCTTCCCGACAATGCCGACAAATCATCATGGGTGACCCGATCGCCTATGTAAGCTGACGCAAGCGCCCAATTAGCCGACCAAACACCCGCTTGGTCGCATTTATCGAAGATGAACCGGACAAGGCATTTATGCTTACAAGAGAGAGACATAAACCACTCTTTGTCCCACAAATCGGTATCTGTAAATCGTTTTGCCATTACTTATATTTTTTACAATCCTTTTTGCTCTTTAAGCCTTTTAACCTCCTGCTGATAGTGCTTTATAAGCACCGTATATTCGGTCGGCCCGATTTTACTGATGTTGTGTCTTTTGATGTCCAAATAGGAAATAACCTTATCCCCGTACTTCTCGATAAGACCGTGATTATATCCGATCATATTACCTTCGTCGAACCTGTTACAACTCCTGCATTGCAGATTCACGTTAGATTCATCGTAGCGTAAACTCATGTGTTTCCGGTTGACATAATGACCTGCATCCGCATCCTTCCAGAAAACTACTTTTCCGCACGAAATACAGCGTCCGTAACCGGTGCTGTCGGAATCCCTCAATCGGACATATTCGCTGAAAATTCGGTCTAATTTGGCCTTGTAATTCATTAGTAACCCCTCCCATCCAATCTAACCTGCTCCTTTACGAAACTTATCTGCGTCCTGAGATTATCAGATTGATGTTTGCAGGTGGCGTTGATCCGGTCCAACCACTTGACTAACCTGTTTTCATGCCGGCAGCAACTCGTCAGGTATTTGTTGGCTACCGTGGCCGCCATGCAATCGATTCGATCTTTGTTTTCCTCGAAAGCCCTATTGATGGCTTCATCTTGCAGGAAAACAGCCTCGGCAAGCATCTCACCGGATCGGGCCATGTAGACGTTGAGAGTGGATAGCCGGTCGAGCAATACATTGATTTCACCGGAATAAGGGGCGTTGAGATACTGCTGTATATCGTGGGCTTCCCTGCAAAGCGGTTCGAGCCTGCCAGCCATTGTTTCAGGCAGTAACTGCCCATTGCACTCCACCAGAATATCATCCATCATGCGATCATTTTTAAAAGTTTACTCTTGATCTCTTCTCTGTACTTATTGGCCTTTTTAAGCTGTTCCAGGCAAAAGTCAATGAAAGGCTCATCCCGTTCTACCCGAAGGATTTTAAGGGCCAAATCCGGATTCTGAACCCGGGGATCGTATGCTATGAAATCACACCATTTTCGGCTTGTTACGATCAGGTTCCCCTGAATCTGGGTGTAATACTTCCGGTTCAGTTTCTTCAAATCCTCCTGCGTTTCCAATAGGAGGTACTCTACATAATTTTTCCCGCTGTAAGGACACTTGATCTCAATGATTCCATCTTCACCTACCAATCCATCCGGGGAGCCGCCGAAATATTCGTTATAGCGTATGAAGCCGCATAAATCGACTTTATTACCCGTTCTGGCTTCATACTGCATTCGGGCCTCGTCTTCATACTGCTGCCCCCATTTGACCTCTTTGTTGTTGAGTTCCTTGTAATCGAGGATTGTTCCGTTGGTGATCTGCTCGGATACTTTGTCGTAAACGTAATCCTTACTCGATTCGGAAAGTTTGCCGGCTTCCTTGTTGGCTTTACTTTTGGGCTCGGAGAGGAGATCGTCCAGCTCCGAGCTCGTAAACATTTCCAATCTGCCCGAATACCATTCAGGAGTTCTCTGTAGCTGTTCCATGCTCTTTGGCTATATCTTTCAAACCGAAAGCGTTGTTTGCGATCTGCTGCTCGACAAAGCTCTTTTCCTCCGGTTCGTCTTTTCTTCCCAGGGCCTTGCTGAGTAATTCGTCGTACTTGGCTTTGTCGATATGACCCCTTAAAAGCGCGTCTTTGGCCTCTTGCTCGGTGGAAATCGTTTCAGGATCGATCTCATTGGGAATAACCCTTGCTTCTACCGGGATAGGCCGTGCGTCGTAGAGTTCTTCAGCGGTCTGCATGCCCATTCCGATCTCAGGAGCGTAAGTTCGGGCGAAGAATGCCCCGGCGCGATATTGAAGCATCAGTTGGGGAATCGTCTGCCATTTCGAACCGTTTTTGGAATACCAACCCTCTTTCTTGGCCATATTGATGTCCACCCAAGCGCCTTCTAGCTTTTCGCCCGATTTGTCATAAGCCCACGCCCGGCATCCCCAATCGTCCTGTCCTTCGGTTCCGCGCCACTCGTAGCGGATCGGAGAAAAACGACCGCTGACGTTTAGTGCCGCAATCAGGAATTTGGACGACCAACCCGGATTGCCGTGTACGATATAAAGATTCTGCATAACCATCAGGGGGGACATCTTGATACGGTTAGCCATCTCAAGGGCGACAATGCAGTTGGGAAGGTTCTTTTCTCCCTGGTACATCGTGGGGACGATTGTTGAACTGCAAAGGGCTTTTGCCATCCTTTGGGCGTTCTCGAAGTTGTTTTGCGACCCGAAGACCAACATACTGTTATCCTCGATCACGGTAAGTTTGTTTTCTGATTCCATAACTACAATTTTTGAGGTTTGAGGGAGATTAGGGTCTCCTTTGCGGACAGGGCCGGTTCTGCCCCGGCGACAGCTTTGAATCTTACCCGCGAGAAAGGGTATCTGTCGGCTTCGTTTGTGTTGGCCCTGTCTTGCTGTACATCTCAAGGGCGCACTCCCCGCATCATTGCCTGCCACTTATCCGGGCGTCCCCGGTGGCTGCCTGTCCAAATTGCCCGTCTTTCCGGGCTGTCATTATGCTTGCAAGGTGTATTTCGCGTATTGAATCGGTTCGGGTTTTTCTCCTTTCAATCTCCGGAAGAATCCCGGTCGGGTCATGCCCTCCACCAATTCGGTTTTAATCCTCACTCCTGATCGCCTAAGATCATAAATCCGTGCGCCTAACCGGTAACAACCAAATTCCCTGAGAGCTTCCATCGGGGTAATACTGCCGTGCTGGCGCATATACTCCAAAACTTTGTGTTTGTGATTCTCTGTTCTCATGGTATTGAGTGTTTTGATTTGTCCTTTAAAAACTCCGCGGGCCTCACGGATGGCGGAGGGGTGACCCGGATTGCCGTCCGGATCGTAAAAATGGCTGCTAACCTAAACCAACATTACTAACCTAACCTGCTTTACGGTAGCAGGAACCGTTAACTAACCCATGCCCTTACATCGTTCGATTCAGGCGGTATTACTTCTTCCAAATGGTCGATATACTGAACCTGTGCCCGGTAAACGCTTAAATCGAAAAGCTCCGGATCGTCGAAATAATCCTCTCGCATACGCGACAAGTCGACCGACACAATTACATCCACGCCATCCTGCGATACGGGCTCCAGTTCCTTTTCCATCACATCTCCCTGTTCCATCCAACCGAGAAGATTGCCTATCTGACGACCAATAGCGGCCAGTGTTTCATCCTTGTATTTAAATGGGGGTAAATTCGTCGATGCCATAGCTACTCAGTCTTTAAGTATTTCTTGATACCCGCTTCACCCCGCTTGGTCGTTGCGATCAGAACCGCTGCCAACACCAGCCCCCAGAAGTTGATCCGGAAATCCTGCGCTGCGGGATTGTCGTTGACGATCATCAACCCGGCAACTACTGCCAGAAAAAACCGAATCGCTTTCATAAGGCTTTGGATTTTTCAGGGTTAGACGATTTATCACCCTGCCAGCACTCAATCAGACAGAAAACGACACGGAAGAATGGAGCAATAGATTCATACTGCTCGTGAGTAAGATTGGAAAGGGTGTTGGCTATTTCCTCATTCGATAGTTTGAGGATAGATTCAACGCGTTTACGGGCGTTAGCCGTAGCATCGGGTACACCTGGTGCACCTGCTGCCAAATTTTCACCGGTTCGCATACGAGAAAAAATTTGGAATATGGATATACAAAAGAGGGCAACCCTCTCTTGAAGTTTTGCGAACCGGTCGAGACTACCGAAGTAGAATCGTCTCAAGAGGGCTGCCTTATCAGCAGTAGAAAATATGTCTTGGCTGTATTCAGTAAGTCTACAACCGGTTCGCATTACAAATATGGGCAAAGTTTCTGACTTTACCAAATCTGCACGCAAAATATTTTCACAACCGCTCATTTATTCTTGATAATATTTTGTTTTCACAAATTCGTTTTTTACTTTTGAAGCGCGTAAGAAATGAAAGGGTATAACGCCTCATCATTTTAAGGAAGCCTCGAAAGAGGCTTTCTTGTTTACTGTCCGGAGGTTAGATGCGTTGACAAGTCCCTTTTTCTTCACCCTTTTTTAAATTTCTTACGCATAATGAAAAACGGTGACTTAGGCAATCGCCTCTACTGTGGAGGAGATAAGCCAACCCATGTGCGCTCTTATACGAGGATTCGCTATGGGAAACAAGAGTCTGTTCGTGAACATTGCAGGGGTTCTTGGGGCTCACGCAGGTAACGCGACAACTCTGTAATGGTTCGATAGCTTCCCGCCTCCGGACTTTATTTTCACAATCGCTGTTCATTTCTTTTCATTATTGGAGGGTGGGTGGGATTCGATACCCACAACTGCTGTCTAACTGCTCGGACTTACGGATTTATCCTGCCCTACATCTGCTGCCGTACTACTTGTACTACCACCCTTTTATTTTGCACCCCTTAGCGGACTCGAACCGCTACCTGCTCACACGCGCACAAAAACATCTTCAGTCAAGCAATAACCAGTTATGCGTGTTCGCCGTCTCTCTCCCGTTAGACTAAAGGGGTAAATCAGCACTCCCACCGAGTTGTCAAACCTTTTTACTCTCTGCTATGAAAGTTGCGGGAGTGCCGAGTTTTGTTATCTTTGTAAGTGTCAAACCTTAAAACTTTACTGCTATGACACTCAATCAGTTTATCAGTGAAACGCTTACACAAATCGCAGAAGGTGTCAATCAAGCCAAGCCAAAGTACAAGGAACTTGGTGGAGTAATCAATCCTCAAGGATTTGAACAGATTGAAGGCGGTATTCCTTATGCCAAAGCACGCCCAATGCATGGTGTTGCATCTTTGCTGTGCAATATCCAATTTGAAGTAACACTTGCCGCAGACACGTCGACTGATGGCAAAACAGGTATTGGTGTATTTTGGGGTGACATAGGAATTGGTGTTAAAAACTCGGAATCCAACAAGGAAACCACACTTAACAAAGTCTCATTCAACGTCCCAGTACAGCTTCCTTAAAAGTATCGGTGGGCATCCATGCAATACTCTTTACTACTCTTGTAAATCAGAATGCCGAATAGGTAGATTTTGCGTATTTGGCATTCTCCTTTATAGGTAATTGTCTCTCGTATCATAACTTTATAATTTTTCAAGAAATCATTGGTTAGTTATTATTTCAATTATTACCCAGAGGCAAAATATGACGATAGAAAGGGTTGCTACCAGTGCCAATGCCATAAGATTGGATTCGGTGTTGTCGCTCATGGCTCTATAAGTTTTCAAGAAACTCTTTGATCGCCTCTCTATCCTCATCGCTGACTTCGTCAGAAAGAGCCAGCCGGGAAAGGTTAGCCCTCAGTGGATTCAAAGCTGAATCCGGAGCGGGGCCGGGTGTGATGATAAATTCGTCGTTCATGGCTGTATCGGTTTTAGTTTCAAGTATGGCTGCTATGTAGTAGAGGAAGGGTTACTACTATCAAGAGTTATCCGGTTCAAATTCTTCATTTAAGCGCATGAGGCGGTCAGCGATCTTAATAGCTCGATCTGGTAAATCGGTTAATAGATTTTCTCCTGGGTTATTTAAGTAGGCAATCAATACTTTCGTTGCTATCTCAAGGCGCATATCTTTCTTTCTTCTGGCTGCTTTTATCTCAGCAACTTCCAGCGCGAAAGGACTATAAGGAGGACGGCTTGGCATGGCTGTGTAGGTTTACTGTTTTGCTTCAAGAATAGGTAAGCTGGCTTCGGTAGAAATGTAGATCACCTTATTCGCAGATAGATTTTGCTGGCGAACACACAGATACTGAATGTAAGTAGGCGTTATGCTGCCGTTTTCGATCTTGATAGCTTCGGCGGCACCTTTAGCACGTTCAATCTCTGCCTGGGCGTTGAGTTTCTCGGCTTCAAGATTAGCCTTAGCTTCCTCGATCTTGATACGTCGGTTCTGTTCGGCTTTGGCAAATTCAGCTTTGCCGCTCATTTCTTGCTGCCATACGGCGTAGCGAGGGAATCCGACCATGCAAAGCACAATAAGAGACACCACAAGTGCTACAATTCCAGTAAAGGTCAATACGTTTCTCATGCTATCGTGTTCTAAGGTTTTTTAATGCTGTTCTCTTGCGCTTCTTATCCCCGGTGCGACTGTCAAGGTCGGTGATGGCCGACAGGTCAAGCCGCATTGCATCGTACAGGGATAGCTTATTGTCTTTATCCAACCTGAATCCTCCGCATAGATGATAGTTTCGCAGCCGTTGATAACTCACTCCCCTCAACCTGGCAATCTGCGGTAAACAAAGGCGCAGCCCGGAGTTTTTCAGATCATACAAACCCGCCTCATTCAAGCTCTTGAGGTCGCTTAGGCTCACAAAGCCAGCATCAAGAAGCGCTTTAGGGTCAATATGTAAGGTTACGTCTGACATGATTAAAATTCTGTTGTGTATTCTATTTCATTCCTCCGACCCCGGCGAACACGCCGCACAAGCGTATCATCAAAATCCAACAGTTGAGAACTGAACAACAGGAGTAACACGACTGCCCCGGCCTTACGCTTGATAGGAGATAAATCAAAACTGATATTGAAGTTGACGCAAAACCACCACGCGGATAATTCATTGATCTTGTTAATTCCGATCTTAGCATAGATCGACCGAAATTGATTCATTACCGTATTCACCGATTTATTCAGTGTATCGGCTATCTCTTTTTGAGACAGGCCCCATGCGGCCAGTTCGGCGACCCGATTTTCTTCTGCGGTAAGTCTGGCGTTAGCGTTCATCACTTCTTACTCTTCGCCCCAGGGGACATTTACTCCGTATTTCGCAAAAACAACCTCAATTGCTGCCCGTTCTGCCGGGGTGTGATCTACCTTACCATCACGCCGGGCGTTGAATTGTACGCGGCTCGTAATACCTAAAGCTCTCTTGATTTCCTCACGGATCAATACCTGATGCCGTTTCGGTGCGTCACCCATCCCCTTTTTGAATGCGTTTGTCATTTATCCGGTTTTTAGTGTATATTTGCTATTTACAGAATGATAAATCCGATTTACCTTTGTGTTTGATCGGTTATCACATTGCAAATATATATCAATAAATATCAAAAACAAATAAATTTGATATTTATTTTGAGATAATTTGACATTTAATTTTCAAATGGCTGATATAAAAGAAGATATCCGGGCTCGATTAAAGGAAGCTCGAGAATGCCTTGGTTTGCAATCGAAAGATTTTGCAGAAAAAGCAGGATTAGCTCAGGGGAATTACTCTGCAATAGAAGCAGGAACGCGATCAGTCGGAGATAGAGTGCTGAATAAAATCGCTGACAAATTATCAATAAATATCAAATGGTTGCGCACCGGTGAAGGCGAAATGCTGAAAAAACCACAGATCGAAAGCAATGCCGTCTTAATCCAGAACCCGGAGATAATGATGGTACCCCTCATTTCCAAGTATGCTTATGCGGGTTATTTGGCCGGGTATGGGGATGATGAGTACATGGAAGCCTTGCCAACCATCCCATTTATTATTCCGGAAGGTCAGACGCACCGAGGCGAATATGTGGCGGTGGAAGTGAAAGGCGATTCAATGAATGACGGCAGTATTGAAGGAATTGCAGAAGGAGATGTTGTGCTATGCCGCAATATTGACCGTTCGCTGTGGACAAACTATAAATTACACCTGAGAAAGTGGAATTTCGCTATCGTGCATAAAGAAGGAATTATCATCAAACGGATCATAGCCCACAACGTAGAGGCGGGAACAATAACTATACACAGCTTAAACCCTGATTACCGGGACAAAGTAATTGATCTGAACGACGTGGTTAAGATTATGAATGTGGTACAGTTACAGCGAAAACCGATGATATAGCTTACTAGTCACTCTGCCATCACATGAAACATTGTGACTATAAAACTGAGACAAATAAAACAGGGGCTGTTCTATAGCCCCTGTTTTATTTGAATATATCCAGTTTCGCTAATCTCAACGCATTTTCGTCCGCTGACACCCGTAGATAGTTTCGGGTCGTTTCGATAGACGAATGCCCCAACAATAGCATAATATCGAACAAAGAAACAGCTCCGGAAAGGTGCAAATTTGTAGCGAACGATCTGCGAGCCGTGTGGCTTGTCACCAAATCCCATTTCGGGTGCTCCTCGATAATTGCCTGCCCTGCGATATGCTTTTTAATCTCGACCGGGTAATCCATTGCTTCCGTCATTCGACAAATTATTTTGATCTTTTTGTTGATGTCTTGATCCGGGATGCTTTCAAACAGGAACCCAGATGAGATCAGTTTACGGGCTTTGCTGTTGAGTGGGATTGCAACCTTCTTTTTGGTTTTTTTCATGTAGACATTTACAATCCCCTCCCGAATATTAAGTTCTTTTATAGAATTAAAATCGGACACTCGCAACCCGGTATAGCACCCAAATAAAAACTTCGCCCGTGCGACATTATACATTTTGACCTCATACGAAGTCAAAATATCCTCGCTATTAATCCTCTTAAGAAATTCGGATAGTGTTTCCTCGGTCAACTCCTGATCGGCTATTGCATCAATTTCATCCGAAGTCAAGTATACTGCGTCTTTGGGGTGAGATTCCACCTTAACCCCAATCAGAGGCTTCAAATCAAGTTTCCCGCGAGCGTGATTATATACCCGCTTTACAATTTTTATAACGCCACCCGCATAATTATTGGATTTACCTTTTTCGTACATCCATTGAGTAATCTGGTCACAACCTCCGGCAGATACCCATTTAAACGATATGATTAGATGCTTTTCTTTTTCAAAATCGCGTAAAATCCGGAGTGTAGATTTCCATTTGGTCTGGGTGGATAAAGCATGTGCAGAATCCGTTTGGATCATATTCTCCATATAGTCGCATAGCCCTTCTACCACCCTATCTGGCTCATCCAACAAACACCGATTAAAGCGATCCCAAAACTCCCACGGCTCTGGGGTAATACATTGTTCTGTAAAATAATTGCAGGCATCCTCTGCGGCTTTCTTTTGTTTCCTGAGAGCGGCGTTTTTTGCCACGGCTTCTTTGTCGGTAGACGGAGCTAATATTTTTTCGCTATATTTGCTCCAAGTGGACGGCTGTATGCTGATCCCTGTGGATTTCTTGTACCGCTTTCCTCTGTATCTCACAACAACGTCTATACAACTCGTTGCGTCAAGGGTGCTTTTGTGTATACATAGATTGACCGACATAAGGGATCATTTAGGGGAACGTTTTACAAAATTATAACGTTTTGCAAAAATAAAAAACGCCCTACAAATAAGGCATTTAATAATATAATGCAATCACAGAATTTTGCAAAAATAGTCCTGCTAGAACCACAGAAATTCCTGATAATTAATACATTATCAGGAATTTTAATTTTACAACAGGAACGAATTTAGAAACGTTTTATATTCTCAAGGGATAAAACGCCTAATTCCTATCTTCCTCCACAAGAGAAAAATTAAGGTTACCCCTACCCACCGGACACCCACACCCTCCACGGTCTTTTTCGTTTTCTCAGTCACGACGGTCAATCAACTATAAACCAGCGACTAATCGCAGGGTGTGGTCGATTATCGTGCAGGCAGGGGAATTGGCTGGAATGTAATATTTTGATTATCAGTTTACATTCAGCCCCGTGAAGGACATAAAATCGTACCTTCACTTATTTATTTCAAAACTATAAAACAACACTGGGATACAAGAAATAACCTAATCTCTGTACAAAACATGTCATTTTATATCGATCCGTTCAACCGGTTGTTTCTTCACGTCATCCAGCGGCATACTGCAATATCTAACATTCTCGAAATCAATAGTTTTCAAGTCTATGCAACGGATGTTGCTATTGTACATGGTGCGATAATAAATGATCCTATTTCGCGTATCCGTGACTACTGTGAATTGCGTAGCGCTCGGGACATCAGCAGATGCTTTCCCCCAAGGTTGTTCAGTACCCGTCGGAATATCGAAATTATTCAGGATATGAAATGCCTGAAAAGCACTTTCTTGTGCAGACGGTTGTTGCGGTGCTGTCAGTTGAAAGAAAGTCGCACGAACAAACCGGGATGGCGGGGTGAAATCTCCCGGAAGTCCAAGTAAACCGGCTCCATGTCCGAAAGACTTCATCTGCAAAGGACCATAATCATGTTCTAGGGTTGTCCCGGGCTGTAAATTAATATAATTATTCAAGTTTGTCCAGTGCCATTCCAAGCCGGGGGAATTGGTCAATACCCCCAAAGGGTTATCGTAAAAACGCATGGTTTCATCCACTATTTCGAGTACGACCTGCCGTCCCGAAGGTTCAGTGAACCGCCAATGAACGGTAGAGGAACGAGGTTCGATATTGGTAACCCGTATGTTTTGAAGTTTTTCTTTCACCTCGTTGACGGTTTCGCATTCTCCTAATACATAAGATGCCAGTTGGAAGTCTGCCAAACTTTTCTCCTTTTGAGAGGGATCATAGGGAGGATATTTCCCGTAATTAGGAAAATAGAACAGTCCGGCAGACAGGCCTTTTTCATTAATACCTTCCACCATAAATTCCTTTTGTTCCACGGACAAACCGAAAAACCCGTGTTTGGTTGTGAATTTCATTCCATCCCCTCCCGAAGGAGTAAACGATTGAAGTTCCTGATCACGGGGAACAACCACATACATCGTATTCATGACACTTTCCGCCCACTCGACAGTACGTGCGGCAACGACTGAACCATCGCTGCTTTTTAAGGTAATACCGGTACAGGCTGCTATCGGTGCTTGTGGTGGCAAATCGATTGTATCGGGCAATTTTGACGGTTGTTTTGAGTTCATAGGTCACAATTTTAATGTTCTACAATAAAACACTTGAAGCATTTTCGCGAATAGTAGATACAGTTATCAGGCTTTCCGCGTCCGAGACAGATTCGCGAGGTGTCTATGATTACACTCCTTCCAGTATGATTTCTTTTCAAGCAGTTTTAGGATGTTACTAATGAGGTATATTTTTATAAATGACATTGAAAAACAGAGGTACGTTTTCACGCGTCTGTTTCATGGAAGGAACGATTCGATTCTCCCGTCACGGGGCAAGACGCTGCCGGAGCCACTCTCCGTCCCCTTCCCGCGTATAGAGGATACGGTCGTGCAGCCGGTTTTCACGCCCCTGCCAAAACTCGATCCGCTCCGGCGTAACCGCATAACCGCCCCAATAATCAGGACGTTTTAGCCCGGAAATGTCGATACTTGCCGGATGGTCCCGTAAGTCTTGTGAAGCCGGAGAATCTACCAGGGGTATATTATTCGCCTTTTGGTCACCTTCCTGCTTCTGACCGTGACTCAGACCATATCGGTCACGCATGTGCACGAATTCCCGCATCAGTCCGGTCCGGCTTCCGATCACCCGGCTTTGCGGCGAAACTATCGCGCCGATGCGGCTGCCCAACGGCCGGGAATCGAAATAAGCATCGGACTCCGCTGCGGACAGCTCGACAGCACGGCCTTCGATATGCACCTGGCGTTCGAGGCCGTACCACAAAAACGAGAGCGAGACGCAGGGATTGGTTTCGATCTGCTGCCCTTTCCGGCTTTCGTAATTGGTAAAAAAGACAAACCGGCCCTCCTCAAGCCCTTTTAACAATACGGTACGGGTCGACGGGCGGCACTCCTGCGAAACGGTGGCCACGACCATAGCGGTCGG